CCTTCCAGCCAAAAATTGGATTTAAGACAAGATATGGTCTTGTTTCAAACCCATTTGCTGAAGGACTTACTCAAGGTCTTGGCAGACTACAAGTTAACAGCAACAGATACTACAGAAGAGTTGCAGTTAAGAACATCATGTAAACAAGGATGTTGTGGGTCAGGAAGATGTCCCACATGCCCTTTTAAATCAGAAAGACCTCCTACTTATAGGGGGTCTTTTTTTTTCTTAAAAAAATGATTTTTTCATATAAATAACACTACAGAATACATTAACAGGGAAATTAAAACAATAAAATCAGCAGTTGACAAAGGAAGAAAGAACACATATAATAAAAGTTGTTAAAGTTAAACGTAAAAAAAAAATGGATGGAGAACAGTTAAACACAGTTTTTGGTATTGAAGAGAATCCTTTTTATGTAAGGATGGATAAGAAAGCAAATTTCATACCTATATCCAAACGTAGCGGAGGTAGATCTCAAAGATATCCTTGGACAGATCCATCCTATAAGGTAGGAGATAGTTTCTTCAAAGCAATGTCTAAAGAAGAAATGGAAATGGATAAAGGAAGACCAGGTGCTCCACCTTCAGTTAAAGAACAAGGAATAATTTGGAGAACCAAAAGTGGTTACTTTGCAGATAGAAAGCAATATGGTTATAGAGTTACTAGATATGCTTAAGCAAGACCTCCTACTTATAGGGGGTCTTTTTTTATCTAAATAATTAGAAAAGATAATGACAGCAACTGGTTTTAGAAATCAAGTACAAAATAAAAATTTCTTAAGTCCTACTGGATTTAAGTTTGTATTGAATCGTGCTCCTAAAGTAGTATTCTTTTCTAACCAAGCAAACATTCCTGGTTTAACCTTAGGCACTGCACAACAAACAAACTATCTAACAGATATTCCTGTGCCTGGTGATAAGATACAGTTTCAAGATTTAAGATTAAGATTTTTAGTTGATGAAGATTTAGAAAACTATCTAGAGATACAGCATTGGTTAAGAGGACTTGGTTTCCCAGATAGTCTTAAAGAAATATATGATTGGCAAAGATCCAATCCTAATGCACCTACATCAGAGTTGAACTATACTTCTGATGGAACACTAAATGTCCTTACTAGTTCTAATACACCTAATTTCAAGGTTAAGTTTTTAGATATGTTTCCTATATCAATATCTGATCTAGACTTTGATGCTACTGATAGTGACATAGATTACTTGACAGCAGATGTTACTTTCAAGTATACTATATACAACATCACTGATCTGAATGATAATATTTTATGAGTATTGATCTTGAATCTATTCAAGAGATGTGGGAGAAAGATGCCCAGATAGACAAAGATAATCTACATGATGAGTCATTAAATATTCCCTCTCTACACGCAAAGTATTTTGAATTATACAATACTATATTTCTTTTAAGAAAGAAAGCAGAACAACAGCGTAAAAATATTCGCCATGAGCGTTATGAATATTTTTCTGGCAAGGCAGATCCTGATGTTTATATAGAGAATCCTTTTCCAAAGAAGATAAGGGATAAGGATACAATGCAGAAGTATCTTGATGC